ATGAGTTTGCAGTATTTTAATTACTTCGTTTAAACTCTCTATGTTTTCCTGCAAAGATAGTCTTCTGTATTTGTGTCTATCATCATCTAAATAATCCAAGGGAGGTTTAGTGTACAAGTCTTGTTGTGATATACTGTCATAACATATATCTAATACACCTGTAAATATAACAATCTTATTTACATTTGCAATTTGCAGTTTAATGCGTTCCCTGTCTCTTTTGGACAGATAAAATTGTTTATCTTTGTATCCTTCCCATGGTTGATCTAATTCTTGAGGACTAAAATCTTCAAATAACCATCTCAGATATAAAAGCAAAGATTTAAAACTGTAAGAACCTTGACCAAATCGTAATACAAAACTATCTATTGTACCTGCTTGATCCATTCTACGAGCAAAATCCTCTACAATGCAACTGCCAATCCACAGCACATTGTCGCCATCTTGTATAAAATCTTTCTTGAATGGCGAAAACCATTGCGTATCTAAGTAACCTTCACGTTGCTCATATCCTGGTACACTCACTGTTACTTGTTCCCCAGACCTTGTGTTTGCATTTTCTGCAGGTATTGAAAAGTTACCGTACTTTGATTTTGTGCGATTGATTTCTAAAGGCGTAGGATTTAATATTTGCATATAATTACTTATCTTACAGGTATTTTGGTCAAAAAAAATCCTCGCCTAAACGAGGATTTTTATAAGTCTTTATGACTTAGAATGAGACGTCTGCAATAACGTGACCTGCGATGTCACCGTTTGCTAAGTTGTCTGCACCCTCTACAATCATTTTAACAGTATCGGCTGAAACTGCTCCAATTTTTAATACTGAGAGGTTTAAACTTTGAACTGTGCTAACTAATGCTGTCAATTGTGATGCACTGATGTTTCCTGATTGTTGTTGAAAACTTTTTAAGAATACATCTTTACCAATAAACTCACCAGCCGCCGCCGCTCTTCTATCTGCTTGTGCCATTGTTTTCTCCTAAATATATGTAGATAAATCTACCTGTTACACTTATTTATCAAAAAACTATAGTTTATTTTGTATATCGGCCTCTTTTTTCTGCACCAGAACCTTTAAAACTTAATCCACCTGAACCGATGTCTTTGACAAATTGTGCACCACGATTATCATCAACAACATCACCTAATGCTTTTGCAGGGTTGTAACGATCGCCCCCGGTTGATGTTCGTGCATATTTTCTTGCATTTTGATTTCCAATTTGAGCACCTCGGCTTTTGGGTGCAACAAATCTATCAGCATCACCTTTCATGCCTGGGCCTTTAAGTTCATAGTCTGCTACTGCACTATCAGGCATTGTCTGTGCATAGTCAATTGCTTGGTCCCATGTTTGAATTTGTGCCAACTGTTTTGCTTTTTGTACTTTTTTAAGCATTTTTTGATTGGTTGCATACATTTTGAGAACCTGTGCATAAGATGTTTCTTCTTCGTTGATTTTTCTACCAGTTTCTTTTTCATATTCTATTCTTAATTCTCGCATCTTAGCACGATCATTTAAAATACCAATAGGTAAATCTTTAGTTTTTAACCAATTAATGAATTCTGCAGGCATAGGTGTAGAGATGTCTACAACATCTCCTTCATCAACTTCACCTTTGTTTACAAATAATTCGTGTAATCTCATGATTGCTTTCTTCTACCACTTGCCCAATACCCGGCAATTGCTCCCATTCCTGTACCAACGTTCTTTGCTGTCTTGTTACTTGCTTTATTTATCTTATCTGCGGCGTACCTACCAGCGGCGGCACCTACTGCCGTTCCTGCAATACGTTTTGCCATACTTGGCGTACCAGTTTTTTTAGGTGCAAGTTTGGCGGCAGGCCCGTACCCACGTAATCTTGATAGTGGTTCTAATGCCACTAACAGTTCATTGCCTCTGCCTCCACCAGAACCCATACGTCTTAATTCTACTTTGATTTGATTAATAATTTGTTTTTGTTGCTCAAATCTAACATTCTGCCATCTGGATATTTCTCTACGCCATCTTTTATACCTGCTGTCACTTACTTTTAGTTGTGTTTCTAATCTATAAAAATAAGTTTGTGCATAAGATGGTCCTGCTCTTTCTGCAACAAGTGCTCTTAGAAATTCAATATGTTTTCTATCCTGAAACGAGCAACTGTTCAAAAACCTTTTACTTGCAATAGGATCTTTTAATCTTGCATTATCATTTTCTGGAAAATTTACTTGATATGCTAACATGTATAAGTCTGTAGCAAAAGTTCTAAATAAACTGTAAGTACCAAAACTGATAGTGTTTTTAGCATATCTAATTGCATAGTCTTTTGTGCTGTCAATTTTTGACAACATATAAAGCACCATTGTGTTTAAATATAATATATCAGCAACGTCTTTACCATCAAGGGTATTAAAACTTCTTGTGCTTCTAAATAATTTTGCTTCTGATATTTCTTGATTTATTAATTGAAGATCCATTTTACTCTCTGGTACAAATGCTGGTAATACTTTTTTGCCAATACGTTTTGCTTGATAAACTCTGTGAAAGCCATCAAGTATTGTTCTGCCATCAGCATGTACATATATTGGCTCATCTAAATCTACAACTACACTAGGATCAGTATCTATTACTCTACCAAATTGATCATCTATTGCTTGGTCATCTAAATCTGCTACATTTACAGTAGACAATTTCCAATTTTTACTATCAACATATTTTTTTACTTTTGGATTAAAATTCATTATGCGTTTGCCATCCTGTTTGCTTTACTAAATGTAGCACGTGGTACTAATTTTATATCACCATCTGGATCTGCTAGTACATATCCTTCGCCACCAGGTTCATTAATTGTATTCATTCTCTGTTGTACAACACCACCATGATCATCAAACTGTGATATAATTGAATTCTTAACTGCCATTATAACATTAAATACTTTCCACAATGCACTATATCCTTCTTTATGATCAAGTATGTACTGTTTGATTCTAGTTTTCTTAACATCAGACACTCTGTCTGTGCTTTCTAACCAAGGTATAAAATCTGAGCCTATGCCATCTAAACCTGTATCAACTTTACTATTTACATAAGCATAAAATAGTGCAGGTAGATTTTTTAATTTTAATTTTGTTAATTGTTGTTCGTCAAGCAAAAGATCTATACTTGCTGAATTTTGTTTAACTATGTTTTGTAGTTTGTTCAAAATAGGACTAATTTTTGTAGCAGGTTTTTCAACACTTATAGGAGGCACAAACAGTACATGAGAACCAGTAAGTGCGTCACCATTTTTTAGTGCTGTTTCATTTCCTTCTTCGTCCATTTCTCTGTGTAACACTAAACCAGCATTGCTTAATTGCACTCTTTTGCCTAAGTCAGATTCTGCATCTACTGCATAAGTTACTATGTTTGGAGTAAAAATAAATTTGCCATTTTTGAGGGGAGGCGTTTCAAAATACAAAAGATCTCCTTTGAAATATCCTCTGTGATTTGGTGGGACACTCAAAGACAATTGATTAAATAAATCTCTCATTTTACCTGCGTATTCTGGAAAGTCTGGTTTGTTTCTTGCTTCGCCACCTGAACGTTGCCCTAGCATGTTTTCTAAATCATCTGCAGACGTTGGTTTACCATCATATCCTTTAGCACTAAATCCGCTTTTGTCTGTGAGTACAAAATCACCATTTGTGTTTCTACCAAATATTACTGCTGGTTTACCATCCCATTTAACAGTGGTTGCTTTGTGTCCTTGCTTTTCTAATCCTATTAATGCTTGTATAACTCGCATAGCACCTTTAGAACCTTCAACAAAAATAATGTCCTCAGCATGTTGAATTCTTGCTTCAGCCTCCATTAACATTTGAATATCAAAGAAACGCATTACTTGTTGCCTCCAAGTTTTGCCATGTAGTCCATGATATCCTGATCTGCTAAAAGATCTTCTGGTACACCCATATCTTGTATTTGTCTATTGTCTACAAAACTACCTAAAATTTTATTAACCATATCTTCAGGGTAATTTTTTTCGATTGCTGATTTTAATGTTTCGTATGAATTTAAATCACTGCCACTGTCTAAATTTAAAATTTTAGCAATTTCATCTGGTGTTTTCCAAGGACCATCTATGATTTTATTTTTGTTCTTTTTAGTATATCCTTCGCCACTGACTTTTGGCACAGGTGTTCGAATTATTTTTACTAATCCTTCAGTTGGTGAAAATAAAAATCTTTCTGAACTTAATGGCCTACCATCTTCTGTTTCATCATCTGAATTTTTCATGTCAAACAATGCCGCAATGGTTGCCAACAAAATATTCCTGTACACTCCTTTGTATTTAGATTCATCACCTGGCGAATGATAATATGTTTTTAACCAGCCAGGATCACCAGGCATGAAATCTAATTGGACG